CGTATTCTATCTGCTCTTGCTGTGCAGTTAATTGTACGACTTCTGTTTCTCGTATACTTAGTCCAGCATACTTACATATCTTGATGATTAACTCTGTCTCATCCTCCTCAGATATTTCAAAATCTGTGCTAGTGGCAGAGTTGTAAACAGGATCCCCTCCTACAGAAACATACCCCCAGTGCGGATCGACAGGTTTACGAATGTAATTAGCCTGTACGGTTTGCGATATACTTAAAGGTCGTACGTATATATTATTGCCTTTTCGTACGTATATAGGATAGGTCAGTGTTGGCGTGGTATAGTTGCTGTTCACAATCATATCAAACTTGTGTGGCGCAACTGGCTGAATTACAGTTCCTCCAGATTGAATTACGTCTGTGCCAAATCCTCCTTGATAGGTAAGATTAATTAATTTATATAAGTCAGCAGGAAGCAAGAAGTAATCGCGCTCTTCCGGTGGAGGAACATTATCGACATACGTCAACGCAACATTTTCATAGAAAATATCAATTTTATTCTGTATATGCTGGACAGTATCGCCATAGTTCAGAGCTTTTTTGCGAACATTTTGCATTGCCATAGCTTTTGAGTAGTCAGAAAAATATGACTCAAAAATTTCTAGCTGGGCTAATTTTGCAAAATAATCAAATTCTGATGGAGATACATATCCTCTGTTGTCCTTGTTAAGCAAAAACATAACAGTATTTCTGACGCTATTAATCATAGGATATATTTTCTACAAAAGTACAAAAAAAAGAGGCCGCAAATTGCGACCCCTCCTCCTTTCACGGTAGAACTGTAAATCTATAGTTTATTGGTAATGTTCTGTAAGACATCTAATCCTTCATCAGTTTTGAAGAACGAGGCTAATGCACTATATACATTTTCACCGAATGGGGCAATCATTACCTTTTGGCGTTTGTCAGTAGCCCAAGTAACGGTACGATTGTCGTCTTTAATGTGTAGTATTCCCATCTCTACTGCACGTACAGCTAAGTTACGTAGTTTTAGATTTTCATCGTTTAACAAATCCATAAACTCACCTGGGTTATTTCTTGCCCAAATAATCATGTCACGACGCAGTTCTGATGAGGTCATTTTTGAAATGTTTCCTTTAAGCGCAACACGAGCAACAGCCTCTAGGTCGTTGATATCTAAATCTTTAGCAGCAACCTGCGCTTCAAGGGTAGAAAATATAGTTTCAACCTCGTCGCTTGCTTGTTTCTCCTTGTCAAACTCCTCAAATTTCTTGTTGAAATCGGGATGAATCATAAGAAACTTCTGTAAATTAACATTCCACGCTGGAACAATAAGCGTTCCATTTTGAAATACAATAGGCTCCATTGTTACAACACCATCTTGCTCATCTACAAATGGAGATAATTGATTTGTAGCATATCTTAATGCTCTGTTCAAAGAGCCATCAAAATATGTTAATGGCTTTCTAGAGGTGTGTTTTACTGAAATCATTGTGCGTATTGGGGTCTTGTTTCCCTTAAGAATAAATACGCGATCTTTTTGCTCTAGCTTTGGTAATACTGTATTGTACCCATAAGCTTTGGTAGTTTTTGTAGACATTTTATTTAAAATTTAATTTTATTAAAAAAAAGGATTGGGGGGCGACAAGCGCCCCCTTTTCCCTAACATAGTTATTATTGGAACAACATAAAGTTGTTTACTCCCATTGTACAAAGAGCACGCTCAGACAAGAAGTGAACTTCCATCACATCTTTATCAGTTGTAGCAGCTCCTCCAGCAGAACCAACAACCCAAGACTTATACTTGCGGTCTTCAGTAGGAGAAACACGATAACGAACGTGTAAGAACGGACGTTTTGCGTTTTCACCCAATACTTGGTCATATACTGTAGTAGTACCAGCAGGAACTAAGATTCCATCAACCCCTCCAATGTTACCACGAGTAGTAGCATCGTTAAGGTATTTCCAGTCAGACTTATAGAAGTCATATCCGATACGGAATCCAGTGAATCCAAGGTTAAGAGCCATGTCCTCGTCATTGTCAAACAAACCGTAAGAGCTATCAGAAGCTGATGCGTTGTTTTGTGAAGCAAGAACTCGGTCAAGCTCAAAGCTAGTTGCACGGTTTACAAACATAACGTTTTCTTGAATAGCTCCTTCTTTGTCAAGAACTTTAGCCATAGCTTCAAGATCGTCACGGTCAGTAAAGATACCAGTAGCAACGTTACCATTGTTTTCTACATCGTAGAAAAGACCTTTGGTTCCTTTGTATCCAGCAGTAGCGGCAGAAGAATTAACAGCAGCAGGCTCTCCTTCAACCATTGCAGTCTCAAGATAGTCTTCAAAACGTAAACGAGTTTCATGCTCAGACTTCAAATACCAAAGATATCCAGAAGCACCATTCTCAGTAGTTACTTCAACCCATCCAACGTGAGCCATTTCAGAACCAGATACTTCGTAACGGTCTTTAATGATGATTGGATTGTTTTCTTTAGATTCAAAATCAGCTTCAAGAGAACCTTTCATTCCTTCAGATCCTTTTTTAAACTCAGAACCATAAACAAAAATAGTTATATCGTCAGCGGCTGTGAAGTTTGCGGCCCCACCGCTAGTAACTTCTACAAGGCTAAAAGTAGCAAAAGTAACAACATCAATAGAGTCTGTAGCTACGCTCGTAATAAGACACTTAGCTTGCTTGCCATCAGAATCACGAGAAATGATAATGGTTTGGTTTGCGCGGAAATTGTGTCCAGTCACAGCAATAGTATTTCCATCAGTAATGCTACCAGCTGCTTGAATGTGTAAACGTCCTTGCTCACTCCACTTGATAAGGTCTGAGCTAGAAGGTAATTCAGCTCCTACCATACGTAAGAAAGAAGCAATTGAACGATTTCCATAACGCTCAAATTCTTTTTCGTACAAATCTGGTAAGTACTGTTGTGCAAAAGTGTAATCTGCATTAGAAAGGTAGTTGGTGTTAGCCAATCCCTTTACTGGTGCAGGAGTTAAAGAGGTAGATCCGCCTACGGTTCCAGCTCCTCCAAGGGTGATAGTTTGTGCCATCTTAATAAGGTTTTAAAATTTTTTTTATCGTTTTTTAATTTTCAAACCAGACCCATAATCATTGTCGTTCATAACTCTGAATTTTGGACCAGGCTTCGACGAATCAACATTAGCACGAACATTCATATTTATATTTTTACCATCCTTAACCACTTCGTTTACCGCGTCGGCTTTGCCCTGCTCATAAAAGAACTTAGCGTATGCCTGAGGGTTCATTGCCATGTTTAAGGCGGTATGATACTGTTTCGCATCTTTTAAGTAGCCATTGTCATCGACAAAGCGTGAAATAAAATTGTTAAGGTCTGATTGAGCCTTGACAACCTCGTTCACATCTTTTGGCTTATAACGCAGCGACTTTTCACCAACATTAAATTCGAAACCTTCGAACTCATCAGTAAAAAGCTCAGACGTTTTTTGCTCAAAAGTTTTTCTTTGACTTTGAACAACTTCTTGCTCCCTAGTTGATTCATCATTATATTGCTTGTAAAACTCAATAGCTTTTCTTGCATCCTCAGGAAGAGCCTCGCTACTTGACTCAAGTGGGGCTTTGTACTTATCCTGCATCTGCTTGAAATACTCCTTTGCTTTATGCAATTCTTGTTTTTTCTCAAAAGCTTTTCGCTTGGCATCTTTTTCAGTATCAACATTTTCGTCAACACTAAACCTGTCTTCAATTATATAATTAATATCAGACTCATCCAGCTCTGGATTTGATTGTCGATAATATTCACGCAATAATACTGATTCTTCATACTCGCTCACGTCTTCGTTTGCTTTAATGAAGTCTTTGAGACCGCGTTTAGTCTCTTGCTTATATTGCAAATACTTCTCGACTTCCTCCGGAAGCTCTTGAGGGGTATTCTTATTTGAAAGAACGTTGTCTAAATCATCTACACTGATTTTATATTTATCAGTCAAGAATTGATTTATAATTTCTTCTCTGCTTGGAGCTACAGTCTTGGGGTCTTTTTCCCCTACGTCCTGCGATTCTGCTTGGGCTTGTTGCTCTTCTTTTTGGTCTTGTTCGCCATCGAGCAACACCCCTTCATCAGTTTCTTGCTCTTTAGTGCCATCTTCTATATTTTCTTGTTGTTCAGTACTTTTTTCTGCCGCTGGCGGCTGTGATAAGTCGACTTTAAAATCAACCTCTTCGTTTACATTACTCATAATGAATTAGATTTAAATTATTATTGCAAAATTATGTAAAAATATTACATGTTTCCTTGACCCATCATAGCCTGTATTTTTGCCATAATATCTTCCTGATTATTTTGTTGTTCAAAATCAGTAGGAGGTAAATTTTCTTTACGCTGGGCAATCATTTTACTTTGCTGAGTCGCTTGTTTTTTTGTTCTTTCGTCTTTGCGGTCTTCTTTGTATTTTTCTTTAGACTGACCTACTTGACCCTCAATTTCTTTTAAGCGCATTTCAAATTCGTACTTCATCTTCATCAGCTCCATGTCAATTTCTTTTTTGGCTTGCATTTTTTGCATCTCTAGTTGAGCACGCATTTGCTCCAATTGAGATTCAGACTCATTCTTCATCTGCTGTTCTTGCATTCTAGATTGAGAAGCCGATTGTGCTGATTGAGCATTAGCTTGAGTTTGCATGTCAATAGTCTTTTGCTGTTTTTGCAACTCTAGCTTTTCACGTTTTTGTTTACGAACTTTTAGTAAACTATTCGCTAAATTCAAATTATTTGCACTGCGTATGTCAATTGCATCTTCCAATCCAATTTGACCAGCCTGAATAGATTGCTGAATATTTTGCTCAAGCATTTGTTTTTGTTCCTCGTCGGGCTCAATCTCAATGAAAATGCCAAAGTCATGAAGATGCAATTGCATAATATCTCTAACAGCATCTAAGTTGTTTCGGCCAATCATTTTTGCAAAATCCATTGAAAAATCTGAATATTGTAAAATATCAGATATTCTATATGATAATGCTTCAGCTAACTGCTCAGTAATATAAATACCAGACAACACAATGTGTCTTGTTGCTGTATTGCTGTTTAAAGCAGCTAACTTTTGAATACCAACCAATGCATATTGATCAGGAGTACTGGCATCCCTGGCTTCATTAATGCCCGTGACAGCTCTTATCATGTTAAGTTGGTAATTATACATGTTAATTAAGCTCGCTATTTTCGCATTTGATCCACTACTAGTAAGTTCTTGAATAGGAACTCTAGCGCTATTTAAATCACCATCTTCAGTATAACTACGACCAATAACACTACCTGTTTGGAAATACATCGATAAAGCCTCAGATGGATTATATGAAGCTCCGTTACCAAGGTCTACACTATTGAGTCCATCTGCATCAATAAATACTCCATCAGGAATCATTTTACTAACGACCTGTTGTAGTTTTAGGTGCGTTAATTGTATTTGGTCTGCAAAAGGAATCATTCTTTTAACCAAAGAATCAATATTACCTTTTGACATTTTAATAGCAGATACTATATACGGAGGTATGGTTTTTTGAAATGCAGATTTAGGACGAACCATATTAGACATAAGCTCCCACTGCAATAAGTGATTAGTTCCTAATACGAGAACTCCTTCGTACCATACATCAATACGACGAGCAACACGCTCAAATCTTTCCTGTTGTTCTTCAGGAGGATTAAATGAAGAATCTTTTTTTAATGGCTTTTCTCCGCCATTTTCATTCTTCTTGACTTTGTAAACAACTTCCCGGTCTGTTTTGTAGCAAAAGTATAGCAAAGAAACATTTGCCTTGTCTAATCCACTAACGCTTTGCAGGTTTTGTGTGCTGCGATATCCATCAAAACGACTAGCTAATTTTGTTATTTGCTCAATTTCTTCTTGAGATAGATTTGGATTAATTTTTTTAATCTCTGTAGCATGCACAGACTTTACTTCTCCATAATAATAACAATCTCTAAAGCTAGGGTCTTCTGTTGGAGAGTATACAAAATTAACTGGATCTACATACTCAACCTTCACTCCATCATGAACATCAAAAGAATGCTTTACAGCAGATATTCCTAAAACAACATTGTCCTCATCTATTCTTCTTTTGATTTCATCATAATTATTCAATTCAAGCATCGTCTTGATTGCTGTTTCCTCAGCAGTCTCAATTTTTTGCTTGTAATTTAATTTCATGTAGATATCCAGCTCTTCTTCAGAATCTGGTATCATTTCCTCTGGCATGCTATATGGGTTTACGCCAGTTTTTTCTTTAATGATGTCAAATGCAGGTCTAGCATCCATTTCAACTTGAATAGCTTTCCTGTCTTGATGTCTTTTAAAAGCAGATACATCATCAACAGCCTCAACTTTTACATCTAACAATCGATTAGATATGCCGTTAACAACAACATCCACAAACTTTGGAATAATTGGAACAGGAGTCCAATCTAAATTAAGATACGAC